AGCAGAGAACTGATCGTCAGCCACCAAGTTGAATTCAGAACCAGTGTCAGAATCAACAGCAATAGCACGAACCATTGCGTCACGGCTACGGTCAAGACCAATGATGACTTCTTCGCTCGCAGCAGTGAAAGCACTGGATGCGGAGGTAGAACCATGGTCTAAGTAATCGGTAGATCCTGCAACAGTACCGAAGATGCTGTTGAATCTCTTGCCGATACCCATTTCCAATACTTCCATGATGGCAACACCATAGAACTCAGTTAAGCCAGACTGAGAGAAGATCTGAGATCTAACATTCTCACTCAAAGCGATAGGCTGAGAAGTGGCTTGAACGGCAGCACCATTAGGTGCTAAAGTATTGATTGGGTTGTAAGCCATTGCACGAATCTGCTCCACAACTTCAGGAGAAACTAATAAATCAGTGATTCCACGGCGAGCGCCAGTAGGAGTACCTCCAACAAAAGAAGCATTGATTCTCTTAGCCTTAGTGAACAACTTGTTCAAGTCATCCAATAACAATCTGTTAGCTTGAGCTGTACGGAAGATGTGACGATTCTTCGCAGTGAAAGAATCATTTCCGGTTGCAGCATTAGCAGCAGCGGTGAAAACTAAGTTAGCAGAAGTTCTTTCCTGCTTCAATAAAACTTCCTGTGCGACTCTGGTGAAAGTTTTTCCAACTACATCTAAACGAGAACGAGAAGCGTATCTGCGGTCAAAAGAAACAGCAGAATCCAAGGTGTAAGTGGTAAACTTCAACTCAGCAGCAGTTGGCTGCACATAGTTGGTAGGAAGACCACCAGCAACAGACTGGCTGTAAACCTTGATATAATCCTCGTCGAAAATGTCGTGATAAAGATCCAAAGGAATAGAAGGGTTGTCATCAGCGTTGTACTGAAGAGAAGTAAACAAGTTACTAATCGTAGGAGCGTTGTTGATAACCTCTGCTAAAACTGGACCAATGAATTCTGCCAAGGCAACCTGAGCTGAGTAAGCAACATCTCTGTTGCGAGAAGCCATAGCCTTAACTAATTCAACTTGTTCATCGGTTCTTTTAAGAGTAATATTCATTTCTATAAATCCTTTCTACTTATTAAGCAGTGTAAGTGTTGCTAATTGAACAATCCAACTGAACAAGCGCATACTGAGCAGTGCCAGTACCTGCGAATTGATCAGACTGACCATTCTGGGAAGTTCTGTTTCCAGTTCCTAAAATGGTCCCGACAATGGTTTCGCCAGAGGTGTTCGCCCATGCGACACCAGAAAGCTTGCCAGCGTTTGCAGAGATAACAGCGAGGTTACCGGGAGCAAAGTTTGAATCCTTCTCATATCCATCTTCAGAGAAGGTGAATAAACCTTTGGTTGCTACAGGAACAGCCTGCCCACTAAGAACAGCCTGTAACTCATCACGCTTAATAGGGTTGTAGATGAGTTTCTCTCCGTTTTCGTCAGTTTCTAAGGTTTGTCTCAAAGTAACACCTAAGACAGAAGCGTCTGCGGTGGCGGCTGTGACTCTCAAAGGAACCGTAGGATACTGGTCAGCGCCCAAAAATGGGTAATCAGTCTTTCCAAGGTAGCTGCTATCGATGAAATCAATAACATCCTTATTGAGGTTTCCGCTTAATACTTTGACCATCACTCCAGCGCTACCGTTTCCGTTAGTGCTAGGCGTAGAGTCAACTGTCTGGTTTGCAAACAGGTTGACCACATCGTTGTCAGAATATTGTCTGAAAGGTAATAATCTAAGTGCCATATGGTTAGTATTTAATTTGAATGTTGTCTTTGTTAAAAGCTTTGCTAAATTTCTCCAGAAGAGACTCTTCGTGTGCAGAAGCTCCATTATTATTTACGGGAGCTTCTTCTGAAGCCTCCACACGATCTAAAGCCTCTTCAACATCTGCGTCTGAAGCTTCAGCCGTTTCCACTGTCTGCGCAGCAGGTGCGCTTTCTTCTTTGGTATCCAAAGAAGCGATTCTTTTCTCAACCTCAGTTTCAACTCTTTCGCTGATAACTTTTTCCTGCTCCAACTTAAAAGCTTTGCTCTTATGATGAAGAAGGGTGTTAAGTTTATCTTGGTAAGAATCAAATGAAGCTTCGGCGCTATCCAAAGATTGAACCTCTTTGGCGATGACAGCACGGTCAGCATCACTGAGATCAAAAGCTTCATCTAAGGCTTCCATTCTGCTGTTGAACAGCTCTTCTGCCTTAGCAGCAGCCATAGTAGACTCAAGAGAATCAATTTTCTCTTGCGCTTCCTTTAATTGCTCTTGTAATTCTACGATAGAAGCCTTTGCCTGTTCTGCCTCTTCTGCTGCCAAAGCTTTTTGCTGCTCGATCTCTTCACGTTCCTTTTGGAACTCGACATCTTTTTCTCTAATTTTGTCAGCGACAAAAGAAGATATGCTAGCAACAGCCTCTTGAGAGAATTCAGCTTTCTCGGAAAGCTTACTATCAAGAATTTTTGCGAACTCATTTGTGATTTCTGTTATATTCATGATAGATATACTGTTATGTGATTTTACATCATTTTCACTGTTTTGTGAAATTTTTAGGGAATTATTATCAACAATTTCTTGTTTTTGATTTTGCTCAGAAGAGTTATCTTCCTTTTTGATTTTTATATCTTCGTTTTTTTCGATATAAATTCCTTTAACGTCTGCAGCAGGATTCGATGTAAAGCCTATTCCTAAAGGAAAAACTTCACCTGTAACTAAACGGTAAACTGGCTCTCCGTTTTCTAGTTTTCCTGAACCGCCAAAGCTTTTTAAGTAATGCTTAAACTTTTCAACTTCTTCTGGATCAGATATAATCTTAGCTTCGTTTAAGTCTTGAGAGCCAACGGCTATGCTATATTCATTGAATCCAAGTTCCCAACTTGCAGATATAGCTTTATATAAATGGCTTTCAGGATCCCCTGTTTGAAGAAGTGCGTTAGCAAAATCTGGATTAACAGTTTTGTAAACAACCGCAGCTAAAGATAAAAAGTAAGGCTCTGCTCTTCCAGAAGCTTCATTAGAAGTTAAAACTTTTGAATTTTCTAAATCTGTAAAACCTGCGTTTACAATATGACCTACAACTTTTTCTTTTTTATGTTCGATATTAGTAGGCTTATTAACAAAATATTTAATTATTTCAGTCGCAGTTTCAGAATCAATGCCGTCTCCGTTTTTGTTAAACTTGTTAACCACTGCGGCATTAAAAGCAACGCCAACTAAATCAATGTTCTTTTTTAAGTCTACTGATTTAGGTATTAAAGGCTTTAAGTTTTCCAAAGAAGCAATACTAATACTTAGATCGTTTTCTAAGTCATTAGTGGCATAGATACTAAAGTCAAATTGCGTTTTGTATTTATACTCTTTTTGTTGCTCACTCATTTAATATAAAATACACTATTTATTAACTAAAAAGAAATTTTATTGCTATGATACAAAATAGCTGATGCGTAAGCATCAAGAACATGCTCATTACTTATTTTATCAACGCCTTCTAAAGTTCCTATTTCTAACATTTTTTTATTGTCGTTTAAGCAATCTACAGCCCTTTTTTCCCACTCTGAATGCTCACATCCAACCACTATTGATTCGCACACTCTAGCTAAAACTTGCTTTTGATCTTTATTAAGCCTTTTCTTTTTGTAAACTTTTTTTGCTTCGGATAATAATATATTATATAAATCAACAGTTTTATCTACTGTTTGTTTAATCGTATCTACAGAATATTTATCTTTAGCAAAAGATTTTGCGCCGACAGGTCTGCCAGATTGACGAGGAGTAACAGTAACTTTGGTTTCGACTTCTTCTTCACTATCCCCTTCATAAAAAGGAATCCCACCAACTATAGGATTATAAAAACCTTTTTTACGATCTTCGATAAACCTTTCTTGAGCTTTTCTTAACTCGTTTTCTTTAGGAAAAACTCCAGTTTCTATAACCTTGATTCCCTCCTCTGGAGGAAGAATACCAAGTTCCATCATTCGAGTAATGACCCTTTGAACTTGAGCAGAATCTTTGAGATCTATAGTTTCAAACTTAGCTACCGGCACATCCCTTAAACCAAAGTTCTTACATAGTTGCTTGATTTCTGGCTGTAAAAATTCATTTAAAAAGGCGTCTCTAGCCTCATTCAATCTCTGCAAAAACATTTGAGCCTTGATTTCAGTGCTAGCAAATTTTTCTTGATTGAGAATTATATTTTGCAAACCTTCTTTAATATCTTGATTTACTACTTCATACTTAGATGGGCCAATAACTTTTTGCAAATCTGGGATAATAAATTCAGCTTTAGTGGTATAATCACTAACCAAAACTCGACCAACACTTTGGTTTTGGAATAATTTCTGCATGGCCCCTATATTTCTAGGATTTATACCTCCGTCTTTGGGCGCAGTACCCATAGTGATCAACAGCACAACATTCTCAATTGTTCTGCAAATAGATTGGTCAATTTTTTTCATTTCTAGCTTGAAGTTTATATCATCTAAAACTCCAAACCCAAAAGGTACACCAAATGGCTCATAATCCTGCTTTTTATAAAAAGAATAACGAAGCTTCTCAGGATCAAGGGCCACTTTCATTCCGTCAGTGTAATAACCACCCTTTTTAATCTTTGTCTGCATTTCTTCAGTCAAAGAATTAAATAACTCCTTATCTTCATCAGTCTTAGGGTTTTGCAATCTTTCTAATTCGTATTCACTAAGAATTTTTTCATATAACCCGTTTTCAAAAGAAGTGGATCTTTTAGCATCCATATCATAGGGGTTTAATAATATATACCTAATAGGTATTTTATTAACTTTGCCAAGGATTCCTAAATCTCTAATTTTAGCAAAATCATCTAAATTAAATTTACCATTAATGGTGTAAAGAAAGACGTTACCGCTTCTGTAAAACTCCCGAAAAAATTGATCCTTCAAACTCCAAATTTTTATTTTTTTAAACCAAGAGTTTATAAATTTTCTTGATTTTACGCTTCCGCCTTCTAAGTATAAATTAGAATTAGCGAAATCCGCCATCATGTCTATAGAATTTCTGAATATAGCAATATTGCAGTATGCTTTCTGGCAAAGCTCAATAGCATCCCTAACATTAACACCATCAATACCGTAGTCATAAGGCAACATCCCGGCCCTTATATTCGTATAACCAAATACTTTTGGGCCTACAGCAACCTGATTTCTTCTTGATAAAGCGTTATTATCATTCAAAGAAGATCTGGAGTAAGCTTTTGATTCGTAAGCATAAAAAGGCTCACCCATTAATTGTGGCTCATAATTTTCAGAAGCTTGAGATACAAACATTTCTGAAAGAGACGCCTCATGCTCAGATTTAAACTTATTCCAGTAATCCGATCTTTTAGTATATTTTCTTTTAGACATTTATATTTATTACACAAGTTATGAAAAGTTTCCTTTAAAAGTATTTTAAAAGTTAAAAGTTACTTTTCTAACTTTAACTTATAAACATAGGAGTGAAGGTTTCGAATACCTCTTCTACATCTTTACTATTGCTATCAAAATATATTTTAGCCATCCAATTTCCTAATACTAAAGCGGAATATGAGTCTTTTCTGGCTTTATCTGGTCCAGACTGCCTTCTCAAGTTTGGAGGCAAATCAAATGTTTGGGTTCCTTGAGAAGTTGTTGTAATTTGTATCAAAGCACATTCATTCTTTGTTAAGTCAATCATATCAGATTGGTGCTCGATAAAATCAATCATTTTGGCTGCAGGACTTTGCTTTGTTTCTTCAGCAGATCTTAAAAATTTTAAATCTTCTATAGGTATACTTTTCTTTTTTTGCTGACTGTAAGATTCGTCAATAGCTCTAGAAGCAAAAAACAATCTTCTATGATCAAAATTAGATTGAAGTAATTCGTTTGCCAGTCTAATCCATTTACTAGTAGGCTTTCTTAAATAAACTATTTTATTGTCGTTTTTATTGTATTCTATCTTGAACATTCTCAGGTCGTTTTTATATTCTTCTGGATTTTCAAAAGATATATCAATAGTTTTTAATTTTAATTTCCTAGATTGAAACACTTCACTTTCATTGCAAGATTGCAAAAACTGAACGCCTCCATTATAGTCACCGACTATAGCAACAATATTAAAATTATCTAAGCAGTATAAAAAGTAATTGATGTGGTGTTTCAAAGATGTTCCAGATAAAGCATAACTGTGAACAAGAGTGCATTTTTCGTTTTCTGGATGCAGCTTCAGTATTTGTATCGCAAAATCATCTGAACTTTCTGTTTGGGACCAAGAAGGGTCAAAAGCTAATATATAATCAGCAGAAGGGTCGCCCTGAACTTCTACGCACGGCAAATCTCCATCTTGAATAGTGCAGTCTGCCATTTTACTTGTTTTAAAGTAACCTGAACTATCATCGGTAAAAACTGCACCAAACTCTCTATCAAACTGAGATTGGCTCATTGTAGCTTTAGCTTGATTAACAAGGTTTTGATCATAAAGCTGACTTGGGGCACAATCATAACTAAACTGCATGATGCACCTTGTCGCCTTATCTTTTTCGTTTTCTTGAGTTATTAAAAAGTCGAATTGATTGTAAAGTTTGTACAAATATTCAAATTTGTAAGATGCGGATGACAAAGCTATTAATTTATTGTTTGGCCAAACATACCTTTCCTCTTCTTTCATTTTACCCTGCTCAATAAGCATTGTTTCGAGACCGTACAGCTCTTGGCGTTGAGTTGGGTTTTCAACTACCGACAAGAATGGAACTATAACCTCATTATAAATTCTTTCTGGCATCAATAAGAATTCATCAATAATGATTCTTTGAAAACGAAAACCACGTAACTTTTCACCATCACCTAAAGGTAATGCTCTAATACGACTTCTTCCGATTTCCATCAACCATTCATCATTGCTTTTGGAAACTTTAGTAATGCATTGTTTGAAAAAAGCAGCTTCTGGTTTTGCCGCAATATCTTCTATTTTTTTGAAGATCATTTTCGCCTGCCTAAATGATTTAGACAAAATTCCTATTTCGACTCCCTGATTTAATACTGCATCAAGTGCCGCATAAATACCTGTGGTAAAAGATTTAGACATACCACGGCTATTATGATGCACAAAACCGTTTCCTAAATAATTTTCTTCGTTTTCTACCGTTATATCAACAGAAATAACTTTACAATTATTGATAGATTCAATTTTAGAAAAAAACACTTTTTCATCTTTTATGTTCTTGATAATGTTTTCAGTCTCAAGGGATAAATTTTTTAATTGATCAAAACTGTTTTGAGAAAATGATTTGCCCCAATTACCTCTGCGCCCTGTTATTTTTTTAAAAGATCCTTCTTGTTTTAAAACTTGCCCTAGATGTGGCACTAAATTGTTTTGATAATTTCTTTTTTCGCTAAATTGCAAAATCTTATTGAGATTTTCTTTTTTATGTTCTACTATAAAATCTATATGTTTTTTGAATAATCTTAACGATTGGCTATCATTCGAAATTACTAAATCATAGTAAGAGCGACTTTTGTGCTGCCCACTTTTTCTTAGGAAAGAAATTATCCCAATATTATTAAGCAACATTTTAACTTGCCTTAGTATGCTTAAAGATGTACTCTTTAAACCAACTTTATTACTTTTTTGGTTGAAAGCCGCATACCCATCTGCATCAAATAAACCCCCTATCAAAGCGCACAATTCATTTTTAGAACCTTTCAATAACTCATCAGATATAATTTTATCTTTAGATTTTAAGCTTTTATCCCAACCTAAACTTTCAAGCCAAGAAACCAGCTCCCTATTAAAAATAGAATATTCGTAAAAATATAAATTATCTGACCTTTGTCTTGAATAAGATTTTAATCCATTTTCATTTATAAAATTGTAAATAGTTTCATGGACTTCTGCATTTTGAGAGCAATAATGCAAACCATCTTGATTTACCCACCCATCCCCTAAAATATAACCTAATGCATAAAATAAATAAGAAGACCTTTTATAATTAGAGCCTTTTGTTATATCTAAGTCGCCCCAAATATCAGTCGCTAATTTTATAGGAATGTCATCTTCACAATTTAAATCTTCTACATTTTTAAAAACAAAATTGTTTTTATCGTAAACTAAGACTTTATGGCCTTTTTTAGCTTTAAAACTGTCGCCTGAGCTCAGAACGATTTCTAAGCCTTCTTCTAAAGGGTTTGTTTTTTTATCAGTTACTAAGTTTAATTTTTTTCTTGACTGAACCTTATCTCCAATTTCAACATTTTTTATTTTTTTGAAACCGTGTTCTGATAAAACATAATCGTCTTGGTTTAAACACCACACGCCCAAAAAATAATCTGTTTCAAACATAGACTTTACAGCCATATGTTGAAATGGAAATAACTTGATTCCTAAAATCAGGTCAGAAGCAAAGGTAATATTTCCTCTTAGAAATTCGTATAAAGCTATCTTGGCGTCATTTTCTTCCAAGAAACCATCCAAATCTAAAAGTTCTTTATTATTTCTGGTTCTAGCCTTATGCCTTGTTTGCTTTCCTTCTATCCAGCTCATAATCTACAAAATATTGCAAGTCTGTTCTCCAAAGTTTTTTCCCAAAAAATAAAATTCTAGGAATGATAAATTTAGAGTTGTTTCTGCTTCCTGTAAAAATGAATTGACACCTTCTAGGAAACTCGTACATTATATCTCTTAAATTTTTTAATAAATAATCTATAGTAGCTTTTCTTTTAAAAACTTTTTGTTGCGCTATGATTTTTTGTATTGTTGATTCAACAACAACAAACATACATGAATCCATATCATCTGTTAATTGTAATTCACGCCTAAACCTATCTATGTTTCCACTCGACAACGTTCCGCAAAAATCATTCGCAGACTTTCTGTCTACAAAAGTATAATCATAATAATTTCCTGCCGCAGCATAATCACCAAAAGATAATTTTTGATTTTTAGTTTTAAAATTAAAATCTAATGGTTTTTGCTCTCTTGTATCTATAAATATTTCAAGATCTTCAGGTAGATCTAAATTAAAAAAATCTTTGACCAAAGGTTTATCGAACATAAGCTCTATTCCGCAGCCTTCTGCAAAATTTGAATAACTACCAAAAAGCTCTCGCACTATATCGAGCTTAGGTAAAAAACAATGTTCCATTTCTAAATGAAAAGGCAAATATTCTCTTTTTTTATCATAAACCCTTTTTAATATAGTTGACTGCACATATTCTTTAGCTTTTGTTTGGCCAACCTGCCTTAACCATTTATTCATTTGTATCCTGTTAGTAAAATCTTTGTGAAAATAAGATTCTACATCTTTAAACGGTAACAGGTCTCCAGTTAGCAAATTCTTTCTGCCAAAAAAGTTTACATAGTATTCTGCTAAATGCATACTATGTTGCTTTATGTGCTTGTGCAAAGATACAAGTTTAGTGAACTTCTTTTCGCAAACTTTACAGCTCAATTCATATTGCGTCATTTTTACTTATGCCTAAAACTCTAGCTTTCCACTCAGACATTTTTTCAATTTGATCCGCTTCTTCATAAACAATTTTCTTTTGCATGTCTGCCATCTGAATCATCAACTTTCTTTCTTGTTCATCTTGAAACAATTGAACCAAAGAAATAATCGAAGCATTTCGTTGATGTTGATTTTGAATTCTTTTAGATCTTTCGCCATTTAACTTGGCCAACATTTTATCTATTCGATTAGTGCACTGATTATATTCTTCAGCTTTCGTTTTTAACATTTCTGTCAACCTCATAGTCAAATCATTCTGCCCTTCAGTTTCATCGAACATTTGATTTAATTTTTGTTTTTGTATTTCTATTTCTCTAAGGTTAACGTAATCCATACAAACATTGATATATAAATTTAATTCATCTGATGTTAAATCAGGTTTATCCCAAGTACTTCGTATATACTCCGATTCAAATAAATCCCTAGACTCTTTAGTGACATAAGAGTTTATGACTTGATTAAACCTTGGGGCAGCTAGATAACTTAATAATTTTTCTAGATTTTTTTTGTCTTGCATGGATAGTTTTTCAGAATCAAATTCTTTCATAACTATCTTGTTTATTCTTTTAACTAAAGCTGACAATATTCTAGGCGGGGAATATTTTTCGGTAATAGCATTATCTCTGAGGTTGACCGAACTAAATTCTTCATTTATGAATTCAGACATCAAAGCAAATTTTTTTCCAAGGAAAAAATTATTTTTTTTGCTTTCTTCTGGCCAAATAATTTTGGCAACTTCTTTTTTTGTTAGTTCTGGAGTATAATGCTGTTTAATAAAAGACTCTTCTTCTGCAGTTAAAATGATTTTGCTTTTAGGGATAGAAGAAGGTGAGCCAGAATTCATTCTAACTTTAGTTCTGTAATTTAAACCTTTTTCTATCCAAAATTCTCTTACGGCTCTACCTTTGCTAGTAGTGCCTCTTTCTTTTGGGTTGTTGAATAATTCCCTTATGCATAACAATAAATTGCCATCATGTTTTTTAAACAACTTTAAACTTTCAGCTTTTTCTTCTTCAGTTAAAACATAGTAAGTTGAAGTTGGCTCTTTCATAAGAATATGTCATAATTTTTAATTATTTTTTTAGCTAAGTTTTTATACATATTTTTCAAATTTTTTATTTGTTTGTATCCAGCTTTGCGTCCTTTCTCATTAGTTTTATACCCTAATATTTGGGCGACTTGCTCTTCATCTACGCAATCTATGAAAAGCATCTTGTAAATAAAAAAGTGACGGTTACTTAAGTGTTCACGCATTACACTATGCAGTTTGCGCTCCGCACCATGCATAGAAACGTGATTAGAAAATTGAGAAGTTTTTTTGTAGGTGACGTTTTCTAAAGATACTGGAATTTTTATATCATAAGCATTCTTTTTGCTTTTTTCCCATTTTGCATATTCTTCGCAATTAGAATCTTGAAATCCACTAGAGGTGTATCCGCATAAACTATGATCAGCATCTGAATACGCTTGATTGTATTTACAGTTTAAACACGGACGAGCAAAACTAGCGTAATGATTACGTAGTATATTCTTTAACTGGTTTGATATGATTTTATTTACCCAAGGTTCTATCGGGCGGCTTTGGTCCCACTGGTCCCATTTTTTGTATATATGAAAACGTATTATTTGAGACACATCTTCAAAATCTAGCCATGCTAGAGCTTTTAAATGCCACTTATAAAATCGCTTTCTTATTTCATTGTCAATAATATCAGTTTTATCTACATATGTGTATTTTTTATTCACCCTCTATGTGTTTAGCCGTCCTACTGGAAGCACATTCAGATGTAGATAAATTCAGGTATTCTTCTCTTGACATGGGCTTATAATCAATACTGCCTTCATTATAATTCATGTCACTAGGATTCATTGGGTTATTTATTAAAGAGCCTAAATCCAAATTATTTTTCCCTACATTAATTTCATATTGTAGCTTTGAAATCTGAGGTACATGTTCTAACTGTTCACCTTCTGTTACAGTCGCAGATGCCGCAGATCTTTTCATGGGTGCGGCCATGCCAAATTGGTTGCCACAAGATTGACAAAACTTTGGCTTAGATAATGTATAAATATTTTTGCTTCCGCATTCGCTACAAAATAAATGTGCCATTTTTTATTATTCCTTTCTTTTTTTAATTTTCAAGTTTACTTATAATAAATTTAAGTATTTCGCTTCTTAAAATGTCTTCTTTTCCAAATTCGAAAACATGTATACCGTTTTGAGCAGATTCTTTATCTGTAAACTTCAACGATATAGGGGCTAATCCGCTTTTGCCATTAATATCAGATTGCATCAAGTCGCCGCATATAAAATACTTACAGTTGTCTCCTATTCTTGTTATTAATGTTACCAACTCTTTGTTTGTAAAGTTTTGAGCTTCGTCACAAATCAACAATTTGTTTTTCCAGCTTGCCCCTCTTAAATAATTTATCGGAGCGCAACTAATAACTTCATCATCAAATAAAGATTTTACGCTTTGCCGTTTTAAAATTTCTTGCAGTTTTTCTCTCAAAGGCATCATGAAAGGATCAAACTTTTCTTCAACATTTCCCGGTAAAGACCCTAAACTTCTTTCTGCACTTTCAGCTATGGTTCTTACATAAAAAATATCATATTCATTGTTCATGTTGAACAATTGCAGAGCAGCATAAGTCGCAATAAAAGTCTTACTGCTCCCCGCTGGCCCTACTAAAAACACAATCTTTGTGTTTTCATCAAAAGCTAATTTTAAAAAATCTTTTTGTTTTTGAGTTAAATCGAATTTTTCGAACAAAAGTTTAAATTTAGATTTAATTTCTAAAACCGAATCGTCAACAGCTGAATCCGCTGCCTTTTTTCGTCTACTCATATTATGATAGTATATATTACACTTGATAATGTAATTTAACCTTATAATATTATCGTATGGTATTCCATGTGCTTTCTATTCCATCTTACCCAACGCGCAAAGAAATCACTATTTCCCCGTTTGTCCAAAAGGTTTATAAGTTTTGCAAACACATGACTCAAAGAGGTCATGCAGTGTACCACTACGGTCATCCTGACTCTGAAGTAGAATGCACCCAACACTTTGATGTTATTTCAAAAAAAACTTATGAAAAGGATTACGGTCATCAAACGTGGAAAGAATTTAATTCTGAATATGTAGATAATGACACCCATAAAGAATTCAATGAAAATACCCCAAGAATTATAAACGAAGTATCCAGAGGTAAAAAAGATATGATTTTGACTTTTTGGGGTTTTGGCCACCAAAAGGCGGCAGAAAAGGTCAAACAAGGGTTAATTGTTGAACCTAGTATTGGATACGAATCGTTTTTTGCGCCCAACAGGGTGTTTATCAGTTATACCCACATGCACACAACTCTGCAAAAATATGGCGAAAAATGCCCACGCTGGACAGATCAAGTCATACCGCCTGCTTTTGATAAAGATGATTTTATTTTTGACGATAATAAAGAGGATTATTTAATTTATCTGGGAAGAATGGTTGATTCAAAAGGGGTAGTGATAGCACAAAAACTAGCACAAACCCTCAAAATGAAAATAAAATTTGTTGGCCCCCAGAATATGCAAAACTCTCTGGATAAAAATTGCAAATATAGCGAATTTATACATACGGTCAGCTTTGAAGAACGAGCAAAACTGCTATCAAAAGCTAAAGCTATGTTAATGCCATCTTTGTATTCGGAACCTTGCGGCTGGACAATGATTGAGGCAATGTTATGCGGAACACCAGTTATATCTACAGATTGGGGAGGTATGGCAGAATACAATCTTCATGGCGTAACAGGATTTAGATGCAAATCTATCAATGAGTTTTATCATGCTATATTGCTTTCTGATAAGATAAACCCACACACAGCAAGAGAATACGCTATACAGCATTTCGATCCTCAAATTGTTTATAAATATTATGAAAATTATTTTGAGCATTTAATTTTAGGCCAAAACACTGTGTATGAGAATTGTAATTTTACTTGCAAACCAAATTTTATAGTGCTAAATAACTAGGAAAAACTTTTTTTTGTGTATAATTATTAAAATAAAACTATGTCACATATTTCAGGGAACTTTACTTATTCTTTTGTTCGACTTGACCCTAATTGGGATAATTCTTTACAGACTGGAATCAATTCCATGGTCATCGGCATGACTTGTACTTTTACGGGTGCAGACAGCTTTAATACTCCTGTAACAGAATCTCAATATATCGATGGTGTCACAGGCTGGGCAGATTCTGTAACTTATGATTACTTAACTGGAAATCTAACAGAAATATGTAATACGTATGCATCTGGTCAAAATTGGTGGGAAAATTTAAAAAACAATGTTTCTGGTCGAATTGATCACCCAGTACCTATTTCTGATTTTCCATTTCCTGCAAGCGGAGACCCTACACCTGAACCACCTTATAAACATGAAGATATCGCAATTTAAAATTTAAAACTATGTATAATTTCAATTTTTCCACATCTCCCGATTATTCAGGCGCATTTAAACCTGACGCAAACGTTTGTATTAATAAAGATGAAGCTTCAACAGATGAATTGCTTGCTGCTATAGAAGTATTTTTTGATGCATCTTCTGTTGAAAGAAATGGTAGCGGAATTGGATTTATTCCTGCTGAATAATTATTCTTTATGTTGGCTGTAAAATAAGTAAGGGCTTTTAGCGTAAGTCATATCAATATCCTCTGAAGACATTTGATGTTTAAAAATCTTATACTTTGGAGGATTTTTTTTGTCGTAAGGCGTAATAAAATCAGGATTATGCCATCGCAATAAATTATTTGGGGGTATGCATATATTGCCATCATCTAAGCATATAAAATGATAACACTTACTGTCTTGATCATTTGAATAACCTACGTTTAATTCATTTAAGTCGCCTTCATAATCATCAATAGTAAAGATATAATGGCCACTTCTCCACTTGTCGTCCCTGCAGTGAACATCCACTCGCTTGTTTTGTAAAAACGCAAATGTAATAACTCCAATATTGTTTGATTGGCAATCCCAAGTTTGAAGTATAGATAATCTTTTATTTTCATCGTCAGATATTTTATCGTACTTTTCTTTGTGGCAAAACGCAGATATCGGCATCATCCAAAATATTGCACCTTCACAGGATTGAAAATGAAAATGCATTGGCCTATTTAGCATCGATTTAACTCCGAATATGTAACCCTCAGTAAGTCCATCTGCCTCAGGGCCATAAATGTAACTGTGACGAATGTAACACTGTATATACGGCGTATTTGCGTTTAATTGAGCCATAGTTATAGTATGGCGACATACAACTTTTTAAATAAAATATTGAAACGAATATAAATTAGTGTAATATATGCAACATATGAAGAAATTCATTTTATCATTACTAACTATTATTGTTTCAGCTAATATTATGGCTGAAGAAGAATCAAAGCTTAAGGCAAGTGTAAATGCTGGATATACTTCAAACTATATCGTCAATGGTTTGGCAAAGACTGGATCTCAGAGCTTTGTCGGAGTTGACGTTGGAACTCAGTATTACGGCATCGACACTTATGTTGGAGCTGTTACGTTAAACGCTGGAGAAGGACTTGGCGAATTACATGGCAATGTAGGAATTGGAAAGGCTATTGATCTTTTTGATGGCTTTTCTTTAAGGGGAGATGCTCAAGTATTTCAGCATCAGGTTGCTCAAGGAGCTAATTCTACAGAAGGAAGAATCACGCTTTCTTTAAATAACAAATATATCACCCCTTACGTTATCGGAACTCATGATCTGAATGTAGCTGATCAAGGTTTCGCACAAAGAGGCTATATTGTTGGTTTGAAGAAATCTTTCGATATCGATGGATTTTTTACGCTCACCCCATCTGTTGAGTACGGACAACTAACTGATTATGATACAGTTAATGCAAAAGTTGACGTTTCAAGAACTTTATGGGAAAAATTAGAACTCTTTGGCCAAGTCGGTTGGTTTGACAACAGCTTTGATGTCGCTAACTACAACTTCGCTACAGAAGAATTCGGTGGAGACATTGTTACCACTGCTGGTTTACGCTGGAATTTCTAATTAGAAAGAAGTAATAATAAAAGACTTATAACGGTCACTGCTCTGCGGTGGCCGTTTTTTCTTGTTCATCTTCTTTGCATTCAAGTC